AAAAAGAAACAATTCGAAGAGCGCTTCAAACTATTCGAAGAATGCTGTGATATTGTTGATAGAGTCTTAGAAGAGAGACGTGCAGGTGCTTATGATGAGCAAATGAAAATAGTTCGTAAGGAACACTGATATAATAAGAGTATGAAACAGGACATCGACACCACATTTACTGTTACCTGGAAGTCGGTAACGCAAAGAGACCGAAAGACAGTTATGTTCAGCAAGCAGAGTGATGCAGAGGAATTCTACAAATTGAAGAAAGATAAAGACAGATTTCCTGCTCTCTACATTACTGAAAAGATTACCTCTACGCGCCTACTGAAATAAAAGGAACACCAATATAATTAGGTATGGATACCGAAAAAAGGACTCGAACGAACTATGAATCAATGTAACGAACCAGACCACGGCGCAATAAATGCCGAAAGAGCTGAATCAAGAGGATTGCGTAAAGCATGGGTAGAACTTGATGATAAAAGGCAAGACTTAGAGAAGCAATTATCCGCAATCACCGAGCAGCGCGACAAACTAGCAGAGGAACTCAAAGAAGCGCAGGACACAATAGGTCTGATGCTTAAGGATAGTTCATGCCGTACGATTCCGCGATATACCAAAGAAAATCTAATCATTCAAACAGGAGAGGAACTCTGATATAATAACAACATGACCAACGAATACAATAACCTGATTGATGGGCTTAAGAAAGTGCTCAAGAATAACGGCTACCGCAAAGGAACTAAAGCTGCTCGTACATGCGAGTATAGCTTCCTTCAAGGAGCAGCTGTAGCGAATCCCGAGCTGATTAAGAAGCATCCAATGATCTATATCAGCATTGTGTCAGGACGTTCGATCCTTGACTAGTATGAGTAGTTCAGCAAAGAGTAAAGGCGGTGTCAAGACCGTTCAATGGTGGAAGCATATACGCAAGTACTGGGGACGATTACAGAATAAGCGTGTGCGTAGGGATGGTAAGAAGGAAATACAGAAGGAACTCTAATATAATAAGGTATAAATAATAATATGTGTACATATACACTACCTGAAACTGTTGATCTGGAAGAGATGAAAGCTTCTTTTAAGCAACATGGATATGCTGTAGCTAGAGGTCTCTTTTCTGAAGCCGAAGTAAAAGAAATAAAAACAACTTTTACTAAAATTGCAGAAAATGGCCCTATTCCAGGTTATTTTGAACCTTTTTCTAAAGAGGAGTCTAAAGGTGACCCTTTAAAGGAATTTCCACGAATTGTACACCCTCATAGGTTTGATGCTGTATCTAAAAAGTATCTAGTACATACTGGTGTCATGACATGTTTAAAAGAACTCATGCAGGATGACCTTTTAGCTGCCAATTGCATGTTCTACTATAAACCACCAGGTTCAAAAGGACAGGCGATGCATCAAGATAATTTCTATCTTTTAGTTGAACCACAAACATGTGTTGCAGCATGGACTGCTATCGATGATGCAGATCCAGAAAATGGTGGAATGTATCTAGTAGCAGATACAGCAGAAGAGGAAATTGTATGCCCAAAAGAAGCTAATGCTGCCGAATCATTTACAACACACTTTATTCCAACCCCAAAAGGAAAAAAGGCTGTTCCATGTATTATGAAATCTGGAGATACATTATTCTTTAATGGTAGTTCAATTCATGGCTCTGGACCAAATAGATCCAAAGATAGATTCCGCAGATCATTTATCTGTCATTATGTCCCAAAGTCCACCAAGCGAATTAGCAAACATTATCTACCTCTTTTAACACCTGAAGGAGAAGATGTTATGATTGATGCCAACGAAAGTGGTGGACCTTGTGGTAGCACATGGAAAGGCGGGCAACATTAAATGCATACCATAGGATTTGTATATAACAGTGACTATGATATGTTTACCGACAGCGACATTGAGGATTGCGGACTTGAAGTTTACAGATTGAAATAAGAAACTCAAATATGATTAGTGTACTAGCAAATCTTTTAAGAGAATGGGACGGCTCTTATAAGCCAGAAAAAATTTGTATCTATAAAGAAGGCAAAGAGATGGTTTTTGATGCAGAAGAATGGAATCACCTATGTGATGTGTTAGCAGGAAAATACAATAAAGCCGCATCATCAATCCCAGAAGGTTGTTATACACCTGACTCTATATCAGTATGGAGCAAAGAATGGGTTGGAGGACAACTAACGTAAAATTACTATAAAAAATCTATAAATGACTATAGAACCACGATAAATACAAAATATATGATGACAACAATAACTACAATATTAGCATATACCCTTAGTCTTGGCGCGATTTGCAGCCTGTTTTACGTTGCATGCCGACTCTTCTCTGAGTATATTGCGATGCGTAAACTGAAGCCGCTTAAAATGCCAACACCAGTAGAAGTGCCCGTTGTAAAAAACCAAACTGCACCAAAAAAGAAAGCGGTATATAAAAATCCTGCAAAAAAACAGCCAACTATAAAGCAAGCTGCTGCAGATGCTGCTAAAAAAGCAGCGACAAAAAAGCAACCGACCAAACAGGCAAATAAAAAGACAGCAGTTCGTAAGAAACCGCAAACCAAGGTTTGATATGTCAGACGAAGTATTTGATTTTGGGTTTACTGCTGTTGCAGAAGATGAACTAGAGGTAGTTCGTGCGGCAAATGCAAAGGAAGATGAAGTGATTGAACTTCAGACTCGTCTTGATTCACTCTATAAATCTATCTTGCCTCTTGTCTCAAATCTAAAGAAAAACCCAGAAAAGGATTATATTTACTGGCCAAATCGGTTAGACAAGGTAAAAGCTTTTGAGGGCATCATCTCTAAAATATACAACGGAGTATGAAAGAGTCGACTCCAGAAGACACTATCGTAATGATTATGAAGTGGTCTGATGGGTCAAGCGCATGCTTTTTTCAAAGTGACAACGCAGCAATAAAGGAATATATAAAACAAAAGACTCTGAAAAATTCAGGGTTGCATCTAAAATATACAGTAAAAAAATATCTAAAAAGCGAATATGATAAACTAAACGGGCTTTAAACACCTGTTTAAGCATACATAAAATTAGAGAGGCATATCATTTTTTGATATGCCTTTTTGTATAAATACAACTAGTGAATGACTCTATATTATGCCTAATAACAAATACTAAAGCATATGGAACTACTCATAAACTTCGTACAGACACAAAGCTGGTTTGGAATCGCAACCGCTGTTATTGCTCTTGCTAGTGCAATTGCTGCAGCAACTCCAACACCTGCTCCTGGAACAACACTCGCAAAGTTTTATGCGATCATCGACTTTCTTGCATTAAACTTTGGCAAGGCTAAAGATAAAGGTGAATAATGAACACACTGCTCATTGCCATTGCCGCTGCATGCAATGCCTATGCATCATGGGTGGCATGGCAACGAGAGACTGAAATAGATCGAATCGAAGATGAAATTGATAAGCTTGCTGCCACTGGTGATCCTGCTGCAAAGTTGCGGATTGAACGACTCGCAACGAGAAAAAAACGAAAGCTTGAACGCCTCGGCGCTCTATGATCCGGTGACAGTTACCCTCATTGAAGGAAAACAATACACCTTTGCTGAAGGAACACTAGTCGGGCGTGGTCAAAAATTTCATAGCGACTATAGCTATCGCAGAGCAATAATTATAGGAAATTCTAATAAATAAAAGTTATGTCATACGCAAACGTTGGTAAAGTTTGGACAGTAGAGTCATTTAAAGAATATCTAAGCACGCTTAAAAAGCCTGCATATGTAAAGAGTGTCACTATACACCACACAGGTGCACCTTCATTGGCGCAGCGCAAGAGTGGGTTGCTCGCTCAACATATCTTAAACATAAAGGCATATTACCAATCACTCGGTTGGAATCGTGGACCACATCTTTTTGTTGACGAGGATCAAATCTTTGGCATGACCCCACTGAATGTTCCTGGCATACATGCAGTTTCATTTAATCGTAACTCTATAGGCATCGAAATACTTGGAGACTATGACAGTGAAGATCCACTAACTGGTCGTGGATTAGCATGCATGAAAAATACGGCTGCAATTACAAAGGCGCTCTTCAATTGGCTAGACATGCCAGTTAATGAAAACACATTAAAGTTTCATCGCGATGACCCAAAGACAAGTAAAACCTGTCCTGGCAAAAAGGTTAAAAAGGATTGGTTCATCTCACTTGTACAAGGCAGTGAAGTTAAAACCGCTGCTCCTGCTCCAATATTTGCTGTAGCTGGAACAGAAGTGTCACTCATTGACTATGTGGTGCAGCACAAAGGCTATGATGCTAAAACAGCAACAAAGTTATTAAAGGTTAAAAATGGAATGACAACCTTTAATGGAACGTGGATCGAAAGCGCACGTTATGACTCACAGCGTGCAACCACACTTGCGCTCAGCAGCGAATTAGACACAGACGTGCCTAAAAAATCTTAATTTTAATGGAGTGATGTATTATAGCATGGTAACACCAACAACACATAACAAATAAAATTATGGCCACCGCCAAACGAGAAAAAAAGAAAAAGGCATCGCCTTCAAAACCTGATCTTTTCGCCGAGGACTCAACTAACATTGAGTCCTCGATTGCTTTAAATTTCTGCTTTAATTTTAAAGTCAAAAAGCCGTTTCACTTTAATGAGGCGCACAAGGCATTTTATGACTGTATAAAGGCAGACGATACAAACATGGCATTTGTTGACGGTCCTGCAGGAAGCGCTAAAAGTTATATTGCTGTACTTGCTGCCTTGGAACTCTTTAAGGACAAAAAGATTAAGCATATAAACTATATACGCAGCGTAATTGAAAGCGCGTCTCGTAGCATTGGTGCATTGCCTGGTGAGGTTGACGATAAGTTTTTGCCATATGCAATGCCATGTCTAGAAAAAATACGCGAGATTACAGATGAGAGTACCTGTCTGCAACTTCGCAACGCAAATGTGGTGAGTGCCACTCCAGTAAATTTTGTACGTGGTCTTACATTCAATGATAGTGTTGTGATTGTCGACGAGGCACAAAACCTAACACGTTCAGAGCTTGTAACGATACTTACTCGGTTCGGTAAAAATACAAAATATGTAATCTGCGGAGATCTTAAGCAGTCAGATATTGGAAAACTTTCGGGCTATCCAGATGTCTATTCTCGATTTAACAATACATCTGCTGTAGAAAATAACATACACACCTTTAAGTTTGGAGAAAGCGAGATTGTACGCAGCAAGATATTACGATATATTGTACAGGTGCTTGAAGCATAAAAAAATAAACTTTTTTCACTTTTTTTGGGGTTTTCTATGGTTTTCTATATAGATAAATCTATGGTACATAGAAAACCCCAAAAAAGACAAGCATAAATAAGGACCTATCCAAACTATGCCCGAAGGTTCCGGAACGGATAAATAGTGTTGAGTTAATGCCAGATTAGACATTTTTCTTATTTTGTCGAGAATTTTATGCACTTTTGTGAAAAAGGTTGTGTACAAATCGTGAGTTTTGTGGTATAATAGTCATGTAAGCAACAATATGACACACCTCGAAACACTAAAGACTGACCTTGAGCTTCACCTCAAAAGTCGTGAAGCCCTGGTAGACGGTTCTGGCGGGTTTTTTATCAAACGAGCCGGTTATAATGTCGGTGCCGTTATTCATAGCTATGATGGCATCATACGCTCCTTGGAGGAAGAGATTGCCAGCATTGAGGCTAAAAAACGTAATAAGAAAACACCTGCATGAAAACACTACTAGAACGTATAGAAAATATGTCAAATAGCAATCATCGTAAATTGCTCTATATTGGTGCAGCATTCGCACTCGTCGGGGGCTCCCCCATCTTTGCCGCAATGCTGTGCTTGGTTGCATTTACACTTGAAGACTAATCTATGAAAAATACACTACAGAAACTAATCGATCAGTTTAATGCTGATATTGCCTCTAATCTACAGGATATTGCTGAGATTTTGCCCGATGGCCGCTATGCTGAAGCACTTGACCTTCAAACTGAAAACCTCACGCTCGAGAGAGTAGTTGATGTTTTAGAAAATGAGTTGAAGGAATTGGCTAGTGCTCAGTCTTAAGTCATATGAAAGTTATATCTAAGCCGCTGGCGTTTGCATTCATAATTGCTTTTTTTGCAATTGTAGCACTTGGAATATATCTACAAGTGCTGTGGGCGGATTGGGCAATTACTAAAATTTTTAATAAAGATTTTCATAATCTAAAAATTTTTGCAGCATTATGCATAGTCGAAATGTTGTCGCCTAAAGCTTTACAGGGCATTACTATGATCATTTTGATTCTTATGACACTGTATATCTTTTTGACTGCATGAATGACAAATCAAATTTTATTGCTCACCTTCGCGGTCATGATGTCTACTATGTCAATGGCTGTTTTACATTGGATCCACTTCCAGATCTAGTGACACTACAAACTATAGTTTCTTACTTGATTGATGAAGGGTTTGTAAATATTGACGAAAGCCTTTAATATGAAACGTTTAATAGTTGCACTGCTGTCAATTTGCTTAACAAGTTGTGTTGTCGAATATACCCCAACCGGCTATTCATCGGTTGGTTACTATAGATATTCTGGTTCGCACTCATCATCTACGTACCGGTCATACAATTGTTATCGCTCATATCGCCGGACAACAATTACCCCGGTTGCACATGGGTTTGATCCTGATCCTCAATATGTAAATGGTTATGTGTTTAGAGGTGGTGATGGCATGCCATATGCGGCTGAATTTTAAAAAAAAATATGTTAACACTAGATGAACTTAAAAAGCTGTGTGAGGACTCAAATACTGTGGATTATTGTCTCCCAGTACTTGACTCACCAACCTTTTTGACATGTCCTTTGAGTCTGGAACCAGACTCTCCATACTCATATGTTGGAGGTCTATGTAACCACACTCACGAGATTATAAGTTCTGGAATATTGTTGTGCTCGCTGTATAAAAACTATAACAACACCGCTATAAACGTGCGTGAATATATTATCAGTGCAATATGGTGCAACTATGGAAAATTATGGGAATATGTTTGTTCGGACCCAGAGTCTCAAACTTGGATGTATGCCGCGCAAAATCCTAAAACCGAAACTGGATATCGATCGGCTTTCCAGTTTGAAACACATGCGTCTTCTTTGGATACAGATGACGACATCTCTGTCGCAAATGTGGTGCATAATATATTTTCAACTCATATAGGCCGGCCAGCAACTCCAGAGGCTCACCTCTTACTATCAAACATTCAACTTTCTCATAAACTATATTATTATAAGCAATCATGAGCACACAATACACAGGATACAAACATTTTTTTCTTGACGTAGAGACAACTGGTCTTGATCGTGACCGGAATGAAATATTTCAAATTAGTGGAATAATTACTGACGCAAATCTTAACGTTCTTGAAGAATGTGATTTGAGATTTCGTCCACTGTCTCTAGAATACGTTCAGGACGAAGCACTCACAAAAACAGGAATGACTCTCCAAAGTTTAAGTGATTTGCCTCTTTCTGCTCGAGAGGCATATTCGCAACTAGTTGAAATGTTAGGACGTCATTGTGATAGGTTTGATAAAAAGGACAAGCTTCACTTTGTTGCATATAACGCTGCTTTTGATATTGATTTTATTCGTAGGTTTTTTGAGAAAAATGGAGATCAGTTTTTTGGCAGTTGGTTTTGGAACCCACCAATCTGTGTGATGCAAGCCGCCGCATGGATGACAATGAGGGTACGAGGCGCTCTCCCAAATTTCAAACTTGGAACCCTGTGTCAATGTGCTGAATTAGGATGGGATGAGTCTGCCGCGCATGATGCTGCCTATGATATTCGTCAAACCCTAGAGCTTTTTCGGTATCTCCGTGCAGATATCCCTCAATTGTGAGCTTTTTTAGGCCTCCAGGAGGTCATTTTCTCTATACGGGGACACCGTCCGGGACCTTTTTTCACTTTTATGAAAAAAGTTGTGTACTTTTGTCGCGGTTTATGCTATAATGACCATGTAAGCAACAATATGACCACCACCTACTACGCCTCAGAAGTCAGTTCCGAAGAATACTCCGCCACATTAGCAGAGGCTGCAGAACTTGCCCTCGCTGATTATGAAGCTCATATCTCTGAGCAAGACGTTCGCATTGGAGACATCATCAAAGACAGCAACGTTGCAGATGACATCACACTCTATCGTGTCACTGATATAATTCAAGAGCAATGGTACGAACCACTCATTGTGCTTGAAGTTCTCAAACATTCTGGCTGGTCCCCCACTTCGGTTCGCTTTCATCACCTCTTCAAACCAACCAAGGCGACGCCACGAAAGCTACGGTGGTTTTTGAGCGCGATTCCAGTTGGTGGACTATTCAAAAGTTCTAACTATGAAGGCGCTCTACTTATGCAGCGAGTCGAAGACACCGATGCTGGCACACTACGAGCCCGTTATCTAGAAGGTCAATTTACAGGCGAGGTCATTTGTAAAAGCAAACACAGCCGAGTCTATGCTCTCTAATCTCTCAACACACAAAAATATGGACAAAGAATACATTGTAAAGACAAAAACTGGTGGAGAAGCGACAGTACTTGCTCGCACCCCAGCCGAAGCCCTTGGTATCTATACAAAACGAGGACGATTTGGCATTGGAGCAGCATGGACTTTTACTCGTCAACCAGACGGTTGGATTGTATGCACCCATACTGGAATGAAGACTCTTGAACGCACCTATCACAAACTCCGTGAAAAGGACTATGTTCGTGGCATGCGCTAAACTTCAACTTTATATCGTATGAAATTACCTACACTATACAGTCGTACATCGACTGGGAGCATTCAAGAATGGACGATTGAAATCGAAGATGGACGGTGTCGTACCCATCATGGCAAGGTCGGAGGCAAGATTGTGACCACACTGTGGACCACATGTGAAGCCACTAATGTCGGCCGAGCAAATGAGCGCGACATTTCAGCTCAAGCACTTTTCGAGGCACAAGCACTCTGGAAAAAGAAAAAGGAAAGTGGTTGTTTTGAGTCAATTGCTGACATTGATCGCAGTCTTTATATTGAGCCAATGCTTGCTAAAAAATGGGAAGATCGCAAAAGTCGTGTCGTCTATCCAGTCTATAGTCAACCAAAGCTTGATGGTTTACGAGCAGTCATCACAGCAAAGGGGGCAACTACACGAAATGGCAAGCCTTGGGTTACGATTCCCCATATCTTGCAGGAGTTGGCTCCTCTTTTTAAGGCACATCCAGATCTTGTGCTTGATGGCGAGCTTTATACTCACAAATATAAGGATGACTTTAATAGTATTTGTAGTCTTGTGAAAAAAACCAAACCATCCGCTGCAGACCTACAGGAGTGTGCCAATAAGATCCAATTTTGGTGGTATGATACGGTTGACCCAAGTAAAAAGTTTTCGGCACGTTCCTCTCAGGCTGCTTACTATGCAAACACATTCAAGTTAAATCCAAACATTATTGTGGATGTACCTACCACTATGGTATGTGACGAGATTTCCCTTGATGCGACATATGAAAATTATTTGCAAGATGGCTATGAAGGTCAGATGGTACGAGTTGACGCGCCATACGAGTGTAAGCGTAGTGACTCGCTGCTCAAGCGCAAAGAGTTTCAGGATGGCGAATATCTCATTGTTGAAATTTGCGAAGGCAATGGCAACAAGAGCGGCATGGCTGGTTATGCGGTCTTGCAAAGACCAGATGGAAAAACCTTTCGAAGCAACATTAAAGGCACACACTCATTTTTGAAAGAGCTCTTAAAGGATGCTGAGTCTCTTCGTGGAACATATGCTACATGCACCTATTTCAATCTTACCCCAGATGGCATTCCACGCTTTCCATACGTCACCAGACTGAGACCGGGGCCTGGAATTGACTGAAATTTGACCCTGGAGGTTGAAAAAAAGTGAAGTTTTTTCACTTTTATGAAAAAAGTTGTGTACTTTTTGCGGGTTTTAGTGTATAATAATCCTGTAAGCAACAATATGACCACCACTGATATTACCTCTGCCGTAGCCACAGTTTCACTCTATCGTAGCCTCAATAACCGATTTGTCGATGACGCTGACGATCGCCAACGACACATCACATTTCGCTGCATGACTGAGTATAGTCAAGACAATACTCCTGAATGGCTGTTCGAAGCGACCAATGCCCCAGAAAGTTTTCTTGACGCTGAGCAGATGTTTGTGCGTCAGACATTCGCTGATGCGAAGCTCCACTCACTTTCTCGTGGAGACGTAATTGGCATCAACGGCACATTCTATAAATGCAAGATGGTTGGATGGGAAAAGGTCCCACACTTTAACGACACAATTGAACACTGATGAATATGAAACAAAAAACTTGGGTTTGCGCTGGACAATGGGGTTGGATTTCAACCGACGAGGTGGAATTTTCTGACATCGAAGAAGGACCATTCGGAGATATAATGAGTTTTGAATTTTGTGGAGAATCTTTCAAATCTCAGATCGCAGTTGGATCAAAACCAGGAGCATAACATGAATAGACTAGATTCCATACGTGAAGTACTTGACATCAGATTTGCTGATTTACAACAAGAGATTGACTCTCTCAAAGAAGAAAACTATAGGCTACACAATGGCTTTCAAGGCGCATGTTACGCATGCGAACCCGTAGCAGAACTCAATCAAAAGCTCGTTGAAAGAGGACATGCACTCTATCGAGCACTTGCATACTTTACGGATAGTTTCTCATCCTTTATGGATGAAGACGGCTTTTCACAGGAGAAGAAAGCAGTAGAAGATTGGAAGGAACTCTTTGATAATAATGTACCCGAACAAAACTATGAAAATTAGAATTGACAACATTGGCGCACAACCTCCGACTTATATTGGTAAGTCTCCAGAAGATGTAGACAAAAGAGTTGTTATTGTTAAGTTCTTTCCTAATCCTAAGTATGGTAAATTGCAGGAATATATTGATGATGGTTGGAATGATATTGGAGATCGCATCATAAAAGATATGTGTAGCATTCACAAGAACTGCTTTGAAGGCAAAGAGAATAATATAGTGATTGCTGATCTTGTCTATGATTCTAAAGAAGAAGACACATTCTTAGAGACTGTAGGTGAGCGAGTGCTACAGCTATCACTAGAAGACCGCGAAACTTTCTTTGAGGTTTATGCTCTTGCGGCAAAGAAACTAGCTAAACAACATAAACAAGATGAGTAAACAATACAGAATTGTAGAACGCATAGATCATCGAACTGCTAGAATATACTATGCAATTCAAGTAAAGTTTCTTTGGTTTTGGGTCACAGAGTATCATTATGGAATTTGGGCGACAGCGGAAGCCGCAGAAGATATGGTTATGAAACTGATGAAAAATCCAAACAGAGTAGTAAAAACATTTTCTTATGAGTGATATGTGGATAACAATAATTTTAGGCTCACTCGCGATGTTTGCAGTATGCTATATCATTTATAAAGCTAGTGATGAAGATTTTTGGTATTAAGGAATAATAATAAGAATATGACTTCACACTATCGAATCATAGAAGAGAAAAATCCCCTCACAAACGACAAATACTACAAGATTGAATCAAAAGTTTTGTGCTTTTGGTTGAAAACTTGTGGTCTGTATCATAGCGCTGAAGACGCAGAGAAAGAAATTAACAAACGACATCCAAGGAGTACACGTGTAGTAAAGACATTTGAATTTACTGAGAAGATACTCTGGGATTAAGGAACTCTAATATAATAAACGTATGGGACTTGACATGTATATATTTAAAGTTAAGAAGACTGCTCACTCTATTAAAGAACTGAGCGATCTTAATCGCAATCCGGAACCTGGACAGCCAGAAGTTGCGGAGTTTGAACCATTGCAGCGCCCGTATGAAGATACGTGTCCTGATTATTACTCAATCTTCCAAGAGGTTGCATACTGGCGTAAGTTTAATGCACTGCATCAGTGGTTTGTTACAACTGTTCAGGCAGGTGTAGATGAATGCGATCTTTATGAACTAGATAAAGATGTTCTTTTTGAACTGTTAGAGATTCTTGAGGATGTTTACCATCTTAAGAATCCTAGTAAGCTGCCTCCCACGCAAGGATTCTTTTGGGGGTCGACTGAAGTAGACGACTACTATTGGGATAAAGTAGAGAGCAGTATTCAAATAATTTCGGGTTTGATTGACTATACAGATTGGGATAACGAACGCCTCTTCTATCAATCTTCTTGGTAAAATTTATGATAAATAAAGTAGAACTAATTGGGCATTATGGGTGTGATGAAACTATCGCTTGTAGTGCGTGGACAAGCACATCACGAGAATTAACTGATGAAAAGAAATCGCGCATTCCTGGACTCATCAACATGTTGTGGTCTAATGGTCACGAAACACCGTTTGAGAAAGGCAGCGTGCATTTTCTTGTTGATACTGACATTGCCACTCATATTCATTTGCTCAAGCATCGTATTTCTAGCATTAATGCTGAATCAGCCCGATATAAAGAACTAAACGACGACAAGTATTATCTGCCTGAAGATTGGAAAGGTGTTCAAGCTAATACAACAAAGGTATTCTTTCGAAACCTTGATGAAGGTGCTGATTGGGTTAAAATCTTAGAGCAATACACAAAACTTGGTAATATGCTCTATCATGATTGTCTTGCCGACCTTACACCCATTCTTGGTCGTAAACGAGCGAAGGAAAGTGCTCGATTCTTTAAGACATACAACAGTCAAATTCAGGCTGATGTTCAATTTAATATGCGTAGCTTTGCAAACTTTTTGAAGTTGAGAAACTCTGAGCATGCACAGCTAGAGATACGTGAGATCTCAGCAGAGATGCTCCGACTTGTATCAGAAATTGAAGGAGAGCCATTTAAACATACATTAGCAGCATGGAATATCTAACATTATGTATACATTGACACTACAACAGCAAACTTGCTTTGGCTTATAACTTGTCAAAGCGAATCAAAGGGTGACAGTTTGAGAGCGTCTTATGAAAGCGCTCTCTGCAAAATTTGCGAACTTAAAATGCAAGCTGATAGTTATCGCTGCAAAACTTATTAAAGTTTCTTATTTACTTTTAATCTAAAATGGTGTATAATAGTCTTATGACAAACAATAAGTTTGATAAAGAAAAAATACTGGAGCAACTTCAAAATGGAGTCGTACTCGTCACTTTTACCAAAGCTGATGGCACAGTTCGTAGTATGAAGTGTACGCTTCAACCTAGTCTGCTTCCTCCGCATACAATCAAAGAAAAGACGTGTGCGAGCGGAGAAAACTGTGACTGCATCAAGGCATATGACCTTGAAGTGAATGGGTGGAGAGCCTTTAAAATTTCTAGAATAATTTCAATTTTTGACACAAATGAGTAATGCATTTAAAGCTGGACGCGTAATTGCGCCAGACGCAAAGTGGACAGGCGACGAGCCAGAATGGAATGGTTGGGAAACTTGGCCAATTGAAAAGTTTTATAAGACACGGGCTCGTGCTTTAGGGTTTTATAATTACTACTTGGATACTGCAGCGATGAAGCCACTCGTGCTTGATTGGATGAAGATCAACGGGTATAACAAGGATGATGTCTCTGCAATCAAAGAGGCAAACCCAAACGTTTTACCAAGCACTGTTGGCAAACTTGTGCGATGCTTGACGCGCGGAATGCCAAGTATACACCCACAAGCAACAGAATATTTTGCAACACTTCCTTTTCATGATGAGCCGCCAGTTCCAAGGGATGATGCGTCAGTTGTGCATCATGAGTTAAAACGAGCAATTACGCTTTTACGAGCAAACTCATCGTCAGATAATAATGATGACACAAAGGTTAAAGTTGCAACTCCAAGTCCACTTGATCGTATACGCGAGAGAGTGCACAAGGAGATTGTTGTGCAACTTGAGGATTGCACCGATCAATGGGCAACCACACGTTCTGGAAATGCTTCTTTTAATATGTCTGCCGCTTTACGAGACTCTAAGATTCCTGCACAAGGCTGTAAGACTATACTTGATTGGTTAGAAAAGAACCATACTGAGTATAACGGAGCGCTTCAGCGTGAGGATGAACAACTTGTTGAAGGTTATTCGCACTTACCAAAGGCAGAACTTCGTAAGATTGTAAAGTCGCTTGAAAGCATGATTAGTGACGTTCGTAACCATGCAAAAATTAAAAATTCTACTCGCAAGCCTCGTAAGAAAAAGGTTAAGGATGCTAGCAAACAGGTTTCAAAATTAAAGTATCAACAACATTCATCAGACTGGAGCCTAGACTCTGTTTCTCCGACTCGCATTCCAACTTCTCAGAGACTCTATCTCTTTAATACAAAAACGCGGGCGCTGAGTGTCTATGTTGCATCTGGGGCGGCTGGCTTTGAAGTAAAAGGAACTTCATTAAAAGGCTATGACACGTCAAGCAGCTTTATTGCAACTCTTCGTAAACCCAAAGAGACTCTAAATAACATTTTAAGTTCTACACCAAAACAACTTGACAAATTGTTTGTAAACTTAACAGTTAAGAAAAAACCAGCAAATGGCCGTATAAATGAACAAACAATAATCTTAAAAGTAGTTGAACACAAAATATAATATGTCTGAAGAATTACCAATAAAAATTTTAACAAAACAGGAGTTTGCTCTTGAAATTGAGCGCCGGGTTCGTCTCAAATCTATAGGATATCTTGAAGCAATCATTGACTATTGCGATGACCATACAATAGATCCTGACGACATTTCAAAACTTGTTGTCGGCAGTCTAAAAGAAAAACTTGAAGCTGAGGCACAGCGCAATAACTTATTGCCTAGGAGCGCATCACTATTTGCATGACAGTTCAAGACGTACGAGTCTCTGGTTTTGAGACGTGGTCAATTTATATGGCCATGAAATTGCATTTTAGTGAAGGCAACTATGATGCATTTAAATTTAACTTTAAGGGACCACGTTTAAAGGAGAGTACATTTCAGTCTCGTCGTGATCGGTATTTTTTTGAAAAATTGGCTCGTCGTTATGTTAAAAAGAAAACAGTAATTGAATATTTTTTAGCCAATCTGCTCTCCGGAAATGAATGGATTGGAAATATGTCTGAAGAGGCCTATACACTTTGGACTTCTAAAATACAGCGATTACAATACAGCTTTAAAGAAGAGCTCACTGCATGCAAGTCGATTACTGACAACTTTGATGAACTGTTACGACCGCGCGGCTCGCAAATACCACTCTATGATTTTGCGGCGAGTGGTCGAGTCTCTGTAGAGACGCTATGCATACTTGATGTCTTATGCAACTATTCATGTCGTATCGGTGCAGGAGTGTCTGACCCGATGGGGCTTTACGCCGCCATGACTCTAAAGATAAATAACTACAAGCCATTTATTCGTAACTTACCATTACAACAAAAAGCTTTTCAAGAAATTGTAATAAAAACATTTACAAAGCCTTGAAATATGTTATAATAGCCAAGTGGTTATATAACATCACACAATAACAATACACTGCAATACAAATAAACATATGTCATTTGATAAACTAAAACAAAATCGGGCAGCAAGCATCAATAAACTTGTTGAAGCTGCAGAAAAATTGAGTACACCAAAAGCTTCATACGGAGACGATCGTATTTGGAGCCCAGTAGTTGATAAAGCTGGAAACGGTTATGCCGTGATTCGCTTTTTACCAGCTCTTGAAGGTGAAGATCTGCCATGGGTTCGCTTTTGGGATCATGGTTTTAAGGGACCAACTGGTCGTTGGTACATTGAAAATTCACTTACCAGTATTGGTCAACCTGACCCGGTAAGTGAGATCAATAGCGTGCTTTGGAACAGCGGCAATGAAAAAGACAAAGAGATTGCTCGCGAGCGTAAGCGTCGTTTGCATTACGTCTCTAATATTCTTGTGCTTAGTGACCCAGCAAATCCAGACAATGAAGGTAAAGTTTTCTTGTACAAATATGGCAAGAAAATCTTTGACAAGATTATGGATATTATGCAACCACAGTTTCAAGATGAGACTCCAATCAACCCATTTGATTTTTGGGCAGGTGCAAACTTCAAGTTGAAAATTCGCAACTTTGAAGGCTATCGTAACTATGATAAGTCTGAATTTGAAGGAGCCTCTGAACTTTTCAGCGGAGACGAAGCTAAGCTTGAGAAGATTTACAATTCGTTGTACTCATTAAAGGACTTTATTGATCCTGCAAACTATAAGTCGTATGCAGATCTTAAGCGCAAGCTTGTTGAAGTACTTGGAGCAGAGGCACTTGCCGGTTCTTCCACTGAACCAGAAAGCGTGAATGTCGCTGCCGCATCAGTCGGTAAGTCAGTTGAACCAGTACAAAGTTATAATAGTTCAGAATCAACATTTGCTGCGTCAAGCACTGATGACGATGACGATGATGAGTCGCTTAGCTACTTTGCAAAGCTTGCTCAAGGTGGTTAATGTTTAAAGATTAGAAAAAAACAGGGGGTAGATCTATTCTACCCCCTGTTTGTATATATACTACTAAATATGATCTTTCTAATAAAGGTATTTACATACTTAAATTGTACTGATTGTTTACGTCATCTAAAAACACTACGTGACTATTGTGAACGCACTCCTACAAGTTTGCAAATAATTGATATTGACAAGGAAGAAAATATACCGCTTATATTTGAATATAAAATAGATGGCATACCGCACACAATATGCTATAATATACGTGGCGAAATTATGCATAGTTTTCCAGGAGTAAAAACTCCTGAAGAGTTTGACAATATTGTATATTATCGAACTGCAGATTAATAACCCATTGCACTGCCAGTTAGTATTGGCATCATTTGTGGCATATTATTATTTACATTGCTGCTACTAATATTATTAGTGTTGCCGCCATTATTGTTATTGACAACTATCGTTGGTGCTATATTTGCAACGTTGCCGGCAGTCGCTAGGGTGTTGCCAGTTGTTAATGGTGTTGCTTTGATGTTTGCTTTCCACTTAAAGTCTGAAGCAGCATACTCATCCCATGAACCATAACCTGCAGCCATTGCCTTTTCAGTTTTAGACAGTTCGGTAAAATTATTTGTAGATGTAGCCTTTAATATTTTCTCAGATGACGATGATGTAGCAGTTGCTAATTTTTCAGATGATGATGATGATGTAGCAGTTGCTAATTTTTCAGATGATGATGACTCTTTTTCTTTTGGAGAACTACTGTATGCATACTCGTAAATTTTTGGTGGTATTGCCTTGCGTACCCAATACTTCGGATTTGCCTTTGATAGATCTTCTTTCGGATCTGGCAATATTGCTCGTATACTTGATTTGTAAAGTTCATTTATTGCATTTCCCATGTCACCTGCTATATCTCCTATTGCGCCACCAGCAGAAGAGAATAAATTTTCAACATCAGCAAAAATAGTTCTAAATAAATTTGGAAATACTTCTGTAAAAAGATTTTTGATCACATCAAAAATAAACACACTAATTTGTTTAATGATACCTGGTCCTTCAGTAATCAAATATTCTATAATTTTATAACCAAGTTTACTAATAAATACTGGAAGATCAAACAATAAAAATTTAAAACCATTTATAATAAGAGGAAATATTTCCATTATTCCAGTAAGAAGAAGATTTCCTAAAGGTTTGACAATATTTTCCCAACTGTTTGTAAAATATTTTCCCAATTCATCAGTTAATTTATTAGCATCTAATGAAAGAATAGCATCAAAAATAGTAAATAAACTTCTAAAATTATCTATAACTTGGTCAATGACTTGTTTTACAGTTGGTCCAAGGAGTGTTCCAAGTTTTTCAAGACCAAAAAGTTTTAAAATCCAACCTCCTATATCAGCAAGTACTTGTATCGTCGAAGCAAAAACACTATTAAAAAGACCAATTAATCCTTCTTCAATTGCGCCCATAACTCCATCTTCTTTATATCCTTTAATTGCACCCATAATAGCACCAATAAGTCCAGTAACCACAGTTATTGCAAGTCCAATTGGGCCAGCCAATTTAGTAAGTTTACCAAAAATAGAAAATATTTTTGGCATTTTACTTAGCATATTCAATAAACCAGCTGGAAGAATTTTTGTACCTAATGTAGCAAATATATTACCCAACCCCTTCAATAATCCACCCGCAAATGGTCCTCCCGCTGCAAATAAACCAGCTAATTTTCCAAATATTCCACCGGGGATTTCAATCTTAGAATTTTTAGCTGGTGCTGAACGTGTTTTATCTGGTTTTAAACCTCTAAGAGCATCAAGTAATTCGTCACGATTTTCACGCTCTTGTAATTTGTTTCCTTCTAACCGCTTTGCTAACACTACATTAGATCGTATTAATACATCAAATTTGCCTTTTAAATCGCCTGCTATGCCTACTAATTTATCTAAAAACGTAGGAACCTCTGTAGTGTTTTCACGAGCAGCATTTGACGCAAGTGTAAAGTCATAGTTATCGATTGTATCAAGAATAAGATCTTGAGACAAATTAGAACTTTGTAATTCTTTTACAACCTGGGCTAGTGACGATTCTGCGGTCATTTTTTACGTTTTTCTTCTTCTTCTCTTATGTGTTTTATTAGCATTGCAATATAAATTTCCCTCTCCCATGGTATCATCGTGTCTAATTCAGTTAAACTATATTTGTGATGTTGCATGAGTGCAAAGTTTGTTTGATAGTAATTAGTCAACGATTCATGCGAGAGGGCTATTCGAAAAAAGCTTGTGTGCCTACAAGTGTAATATCATTGTCAGTCTTACAACCAGTACAATTAAATTTTACACTATGTTGTAGTTTAGGAGAGTTTGATATATACTCTTCAATTTTATTAAGTTGAGCTCGGCTTAAGCTGTTAACAAATGTTAGCAACTCTTCGCGAGACGACTGTGCTGAGGGATACACTCCACTGTCATCAAAGATTGAATCAATTGAAGCAATAAGCATATTTGTTATTGTGTCCATATCAACTTCAGATGTGCTTATAATCGTTGACATATCATTTACACGTATATGTCTTAGAACCACACCAATTTTATCAGTTAACATAATTTTGTTGCTAATTTCTTTAACTGGCCACGTTACTTCAATATCATCAATATTAACAGACACCTCGTTGTAAGTTTCACAATGATCGCACTTACATTTGATATTGCTAACTTCACCTACGCTCTTTGCTCGTAACTTTAAGAAAATATACTCTAAGTCAAACGAAGTCAAATCGTTTGGGTCAACGACACCGAATGTACAGGCTCGTATAATGTCTTTAATCGCGGACATCATTTCTGATGAGCTGTTTGACTCCTGTGCGAGCAGCAATATTTTTTCTTCCTTTACAAGAAAAGGACGATATTCAATTGACTGTGATGTAGATGGTACAGTCAATACATATTTTGGGGATTCTAGGATTGGTAATGGCATAATATAATGTTATTTATTGTTTAATTAACGTATGATATCTAATTTATCATATGTAAATACTACAGATATTTTTTGTATTGTTGATTCAGCATTATTATCTAGTTCAATAGAATTCAAAGTTATTGGATATGCGTTTTGCAATTTAACATTTTGAATTTCTTTATCGCTTTCATTTAATTGTCTTATTGTGATATCAGTCTTGTAAGTTTGGTGATCTTTAGCGAGTAGATAGGAATCAATGTTTATTATTTTTTTCATCCATTCATCTATCGCCTTTTTAATGGCGTTATTATTAGTTGAAATAAATGTCATTGTTACATCATCTTCAATATAACCGGTTGGTATTTTTAATGGACGACGAGTGCCTATATCATAGTCTAATGTTGTAATTTGTTTTCCAGGTATATTAACAGACTCACATAAAAATGAAATATCCCTTGATACAGATGATGAACCAGGTAAACTAGCAAATGTTACTGAAAATCTATTTGGACGCGCTAAGCCCCCATTTCGCATTATTGCAGATTTAAAATCATTTATTGAAGATGACATAAGTTAGATTAGTGTACGTGTTTTTTGCCAGATTGAGGCATTCTTTTGGCCAACGAAAGAATCAGTTGGTAAAAAGAGTGCAGTTTCCCATTCCTTTGGAAGTACTTCAACTGTTTTAGAAGTGACGTGTGCATATAAATAGTGTTTAAAACATGGAGCGTATGCACGCAATTTTGATGTGCCATTTAGTAAATCATATGATAGTTTAAACCGTGTAGTTTCATCTAATTTATTGTTGTTCATATAATCCATCAGGCGATCAAAAAATATTGCGCGTTGACGAGGCGGAAGATAGTGTAGATTCAATCCATAGAATCCTTTTTTTGCTGGGCCTACCATGAGTATAAGTGGAAATCTATCATAATACGGCAGCGTCTCTTTGTATTTTGGATCATATAAAAACATAAACATACGACCAATAAGAGGTCTGTTTCTTACTGCCAATGAGTCGTCGTTTAATACTTTTGATGGAGATACATTTGAGAGTGTACGTATTTTACGATAAAACCATTCTCTGGATTCTTTTGTACGAGGTAAGAATCCAGTTTTTTCTGCATCAGACTGAATTTTAGAAAAAAGAGACGGCATATATCTATTTATAATGTAGATTTATGTCAATAATTTTATACCAAGTCCCTTTATGGTATCTTCTGTCCATACTTCAAAAATCCAACCACGATCTGCACAATACTCGTTTGCAGCTGACCATTTGGATTGATTTTTTACATATGTAAGCACTTCAGTAATGTATGCCTTTGTTTTTCGAGTGCGCACCTTTGGTTCCTGAGTTTGCTTCTTCGGCTTTATCTCGATGAGATATGTTTGACCAGTTTTAAATTGTATTTTTAAGTCTACGAAATATCGATGTAATTTATTATCAGTTTTACATCGATAGGGCACAATTGTTTCTTCACTGCTCCATTTCACAACGTTAGCATTCTCATCACACCATTTAAATACTTGACGTTCCCAAAGTGATCGGTAACATATTGCAGTATAGTCACCGTCATATTTTCCTGGATGTATTGGCCGATACTTACCACTATAATACTGCCCACGTTTCATATAAATACTTATATGGCACTTAATTTTCCAGAAGACGCAAACACAAAACGTCCATACGTGTTTTTTCAGTGCACCGCACGAAACAGCCAAGTTATAGCACTGCCGATTCCAGGATCGCTACAGTTTAGTGATGGTGCTACATACAACAATACTGAGCTCGGATTTTTAGGGGGTAGTTTAGCTAATATTGCATCAACAGTGTCTAGTCAGGGTCTTAGTGGTGAATCAGTAAAAAGTGCACTGGCTAATGAATTTTTAAATAAAAAATCTGAATATAGTGGAGCATCGATAGGTACTTTAGTACAAGGGATAACTACAATGACTGGAGCAAATGAAGGCTTACAAAGCGCAATAAGTATAGGCACTGGAACAACGGTAAATAAAAATATAACAACTGAATTTACATCTACAAATACACGCGTATTTTCATTTCAGTTTCAACTCATACCACGAACATCTAGTGAAAGTACTAAAATAAAAAATATAGTAAAGACCTTTAGAGAAGGATTATATCCAGAATCAATTGGTTTTCAATTAAAATATCCCCCAAAATGGAAAATAAGATTTCCACAAAACAGCCATTTACCAAAGATTGGAGAGACATATTTAACTGAAGTAAATACTACATACAATGGATCTACAAATATGTGGAGAGATGACGGTTCGCCGCTTGAAACAACTATACAGGTGTCCTTTATGGAAACAAAGGCGTATACATACGACACAATACCTAAATAATATATGCCAAACTTTTTTGCAAAATATCCAAAAGTAAATTATGACCTGGTTTCTGATGGGTCTATATTTGAATTAACTGATATCTCTCGTTCTGTAGTATTAAACACAAATAAGATACAGGACGATAATGCGCTATACACATATTATGAAATAGAAGACGGAGAAAGACCCGATATAGTATCACATAAACTTTATGATGATGTACAATATTATTGGACATTTTTTATAATAAATAATTTTTTACGTGACGGTTACGCGTCATCTTGGCCGCTATCTTATAGAAATTTTACAAAGATGATTGAGAGTGAATATGGTAAATATTCTGCACTATCAATTGTCCCTGTTGTTGATCCAACAGTTGATCTAAATGGCCGAGGTAAACTAGACATGTCATGCATACCGCTTGATGAAAAATATTTGCCATACTTAAAATTTGTTTCTCAAGATCGTGAGTATCGTTCAAGCATAGCGCAGTATGACAGCGGTCGCCAACAATTAGTCATATATGATTGTCATAAAGTTGAAACATTTGGAATAATAACTAAAGCAACTACAAACAGTTTAACAAATTCATCAAAAAATTGGGTAACCAATCAATGGAGTAATAACCAAATAAGAATTACTTCTGGCACAGGTGTTGGGCAAGTGAGAACAATTTCATCTAATACTGCTACTACAATAACAGTTTCAGAAAACTGGACAATTACTCCAGACTTGTCTTCAATATATGAAATTGAAACATTTGGAACACCAACCAGTTCAACTAAAAATAGTTTAGTTGATTTGTCAAAAAAATGGGTACCCGACCAATGGAGTAATAGTCAAATAAAAATTATTAGTGGTACCGGAGTTGGCCAAGCGAGAACAATTTTATCTAATAATACTAATACTCTTACTCTTTCAACAAACTGGACAATTACCCCAGACAAGTATTCAACATATTTGATAATTAAATCAACTGAAAAAATAAAAATATCAGCAGAAACATTTATAGAAAACACAAATTTTAGTTATAAAATTACTTATGATAGTTTGAGTTATGACTCTATGCCAGATAATCATAAACAAACGTGGATAGATGCAGTATATTCTAATATTATAAAATATGATCAGATTGGATATGCTGAACATATCGAAGCAAACACTACAAAAGAACAATATGTGTCTACGAAAACGCTAAACGTGGCAGACCCACAATACCGATGGAGCAACTATGCCAATGCTGCATATGAATATGTTGATCCAATTGGCGTCATACGTTCTGCATATGATATTTTAACTGACGAGAATGTAGTTATTCCAAAATACAAATCATTTTATGAGTATGAAAATGAAATAAACGAAAGTAAACGAGTTATACAAGTCATACGCCCAGATTTTATCTCTGATTTTGCAGACGAATATTTTAATGTTTTAAATGATACTCTTTGATTATGGCAACTACGTCTAATGCAAACAATCCGGCGATCAATACACCAAAGACTGGCTATGCTGGAGATAATTCTGGCGTAAAGACACCTGGCGCCTTTAAAGTTGTCAAAATGGTCATGATAAATTCAAAGGGCAAAACTAAAGATTTAAAAGCCCTCAACCTAGTTGATTCATTTACTATAACGACTGAATTATTTTCACCGGTAGTTACATTTACAGCAACTATACGAGATAATGAAAATTTCATTGATACATTTGATATATGTGGTCAAGAAATTATTGAAGTTGAAATAGATCCTGTAAATATTGGAAAGGCAATAATACAAACATTTTATGTAAAAGAGTATGTAAATTATACAAAAACCCTTGATTTTCCAAATACTCAAATATACTCGCTCGTCGCAATTTCAGAATTTGCGTATCGTAGTAGTCTAATGAATATTTGCCGACCAGTTGATAAGGAAAAAACGGTTGCTCAAAATATTGAAACTATTTTTATAGATGATTTGAGTCTAAAGGAGTTTGCAGTTGACGGAGATGTCTCAACCAAATTTGAAGGTATTATAAACATTCAACGACCATTAAAAGCAGCAGAATGGTTACGTTCACGCTGTTTTGAAGAAGACGGCTCTCCATTTTTTCTTTATAGTGACGTAACGCAGCAAGGCAAAGTATACCTGTCTTCTTGGAAAAGTTTAAATAATGCACCAGTTTTGTATAAAAAACCTAAAAATTCATTTAGATATCGTCAACAATCAGAAAAAACACCAGGTACTGCAGAACACACAAAGGAAGAACGGTCTCGCATACTTAGTATGTCATCAAATATAAAATTTGATAGACTTGCTTCTGCCAATGCTGGAGCATACGCTAGTCGATTAAATGTTACAGACTATGCATCAAAGGCATATTATACTTTAGATTTTAAAACTAAAGCAACTAAAGATTGGACACCACAAAAATATAAAATAAAAAATCGAGAAGGCGTAGAAGAAACTAAGCCAATGCATGAAATATCTTCTGCAAATATTGCAAGCATTCAAATTAATACTGCAATAAACCCAGATGGCAAAGGTAATTCGGTTACTGCTGCGCTATATCCTAACATATCAAAGGGGAATGCATTTATTGCCCGATTAAATGAAATAAATCATGAAATTGTAGTATATGGAGATAGTGCACTAAACCCAGGTGTAAAAATAGATTTGGAAGTACCAAAGGCTTTACGAGATAGAACTGAATATGTAGAAGATCCTGTGGTGTCAGGCACATTTATGATTACAGTTGCTGCCCATGTTTTTTCAAACGGTATTTATACAAACAAATTAAAGTTAGTTCGTCTTGGAGGAGTTGGGATTTTAAGTGGCGGCACATATGTCCCTTCAACTGTGTCTCCATCTGAAGTTGCATCAAATAGTGTTGACTCAACTGCCCCTGCAACCAACACACCTGCGCCACAAACTAATGCTTCACCAAATAAATTATTAAATGAGTTTAATAAACCTCAGAGTACTCCAACTCCGATACCATTGCCAGCAACAAAAAGTCCATTTCCTTCTGTATCACCGCCAATACAAAATCCAGAACCATCTTTAATACCAAACCCTCCAACGCAACCTTTAGGGTAATTTACGATGAAAATTGAACATTGGTTTACTGGAGTCGTAGAAAATATTGCAGACCCATTAAATGCAGGTCGCGTACAGATTCGTTGTTTTGAATATCATGAACAAAACAATATAATATTGCCAAGTGAAAATTTACCATGGGCAATGCCAATTATGCCGCTTACAAGCGCAAGTCTGAGAGGAATTGGCACAAGTTCAACTGGGTTACGTGTTGGTAGTTGGGTGTTTGGATTTTTTAGAGATGCTGACTTACAAGATCTAGTAATAATTAATAGTATTGGAGGAATTGTTCCAAATTCAGTGTCTAGCGGCGGAAACACGTCATCTAATAGTGTGAGTTCAACAACACGCTCAACCAATGCAAATGCCATTGGGCCGTCTGGCACAAATCCATCACCTACAAAAACTGTTACTGGCATAGATGTTCAATATGATGAGTTTCTTAATAATACTACAAATGCCAGTGATATTGGAAATCGCAGTCCAGTTGGAGGAGATGAGGAACCTAGTCTTTTACCACCGCTGCCAGGAACTCCAGAAGCCGATGCAATTGATGTATTGCCACCACTAGATCTATAGTAATAAATACGTTATAAAATGAAAATTGATCATTGGTTTATTGGCATAGTAGAAAATATTGCAGACCCGTTAAATGCAGGTCGAGTGCAAGTTCGGTGCTATGAATATCATGAACTCGATGATGTTAATAGTATACCCAGCGAAAATTTGCCGTGGGCAACTCCAATTATGCCACTTACGAGTGCTAGTAATGCTGGTACCGGTACCAGTCCAACTGGACTAATGGCTGGTAGTTGGGTGTTTGGCTTTTTTAGAGATGCTGATCAACAGGACCCAGTAATACTTGGTAGTATTCCTGGAGTTGAATCATTAAACGGCACAAGCATACCAGCAGACGCTAGCAGTTCTTCAGTAGGCGCAGCCTATTCGAGCGCGACAAACACCTCACAATACACAGAAGGTTCACCTTCTGCAGGAGCAGCAAATACTTCGGCACTTGATGGAGATGATATAGCTGCTCAACAGAATAATACAAGTACAAGTACAAGCGCCTTTATTAATAATTTAGTACGAATAGCAGTAGGAGAAAATGGCACAAGCAATAGCGCAGGTCGTAGTAAATATGGCGTTAATGACGCTTGGTGCGCAGCATTTTTAACATGGTGTATAAAACAAACAGGAGCAATACCAACATCAGATTTACCGGCTAATCCAAATGCAGTTGCCGAATGGTTAAAATGGCCAAATGGAAAAGGTGGTAAGTATGTAATTAAAATTGCTAATCCTAAAGTGTTGTATGCTGGCGATATTTTAATTAGGGACGCTGCACAAGATCATATAGGATTGGTAAGTAAAGGTGGTTCAATTACCGGCGGCTATACTTCGGTTGAAGGCAACACTGGTAAAAATCGATCAGTGATGGTGCGGGATAAAAAGGGCGGATTTAACTATGTGTTGAGATGGAAAGGTGCATTTGGCGGTACTGACGTAGCAACGCCAATGACATTATCACCTGAAAGTACTCCAATTGGTGTACCTGCTGGATGGATAGGAAAAAGAACAGGCCCGCCTGCAATAGTTTTTGATGGTACTGGTTATTATCCGCCAGGTGATACGCATATACCAGCAACGGCATATAAAATTGGTGGGCAATATTTAAATGGTGACACTACAAAATTTGTTGTAGTTAATAGACAAGATTATAATAATTTTAAAATGGGTAGTAAAGTGTATGTTTATAACCATACAACTAAACAAGCAACATGGGCAATAGCTGGAGATCGCGGTCCAACACAAACCCGAAGTGAAATGTCAGTTGCAACAGCTGAAGCAGTTGGTGTTAAAATACTTAAAGGATCAGACGGAAAATATCGAAATGCTGTTGATGGTAATTATGTTGTAAGTTTTTACTTTTTTGATAGTTAAAATTATGCCAATTACAATGCCAAATTTGTTTCCTGATGGTGTGCCGCTGGCTTCAAGCAGTACATATTCATATATTACAAATAATATAGACAAAAATATTTCACAATATGTAGTTAATTCTCCCATAGCTCAACCTGCAAATTGTAGTGCATTAGATACTGACTCTACAACTTCAGATAAAACTTCAGAATCTAACATTAAATTAAATAAATAATTAGATAATATATAAAATATGGCAAACAACACCTTTAATCATCCGTTTCCCACAGATCAATCTGTGTATCCATACAATAATGTGACGCAGACTCGCTCGGGGCATATTTTTGAAATTGATGATACATTAGGCAATGAACGTATACATGAAAAACATAAGTCTGGAACATCACGTATTATAGACGCTGAAGGTAAGCTATCTGTAATGGTTGTCTCAAATCGATATACTACAATTTGTGGAGAAGATTTTGTAACAATTATGGGTGATGCAAATATTACAGTAAACGGTTCTGCAAATTTAACTGTGAACGGCAACTATAATGTTGAAGTAAATGGCAATATGAACCAAACCGTTAAGGGCGAGTATCGTTTAAAAGTTGGTGCCGCATACAAAAATGAAGTGCTTGGTGACAAGGCAGAAAATATTGTTGGTAAAAAGGACAGCATAGTTGGCAACGGAGTAAACAATACAGTACGAGGTGGCGGTATAAAAAACATGGTAGTTGGCAGTATTGAAGAGACTGTAGCTGGAGGATATACTGGAATATACACCGGTTCAAGTAGTACAACAGCATTACTTGGAGCAAGCATGACCGCTCCAGCTGGTGCAGCTACAATTGGGGGCATGACTGCAGCAATTGATGGTGTATCAATGTTAACTCTAACATCACTTGGACCAACTATGATGTATTCAACTGTAACAAATATGACAACACCACTTGTAAATGTACTTGGCGGAGCACTAATTGCTGCTGGTGATGTTCGCGCTTTAGGAGGAACTACTGGTTTAGCTACTCACATGCATCTAGGTGATGGTACTGGCAATGCACCTGCCCCAACTGCCCCAGGAATAGGATAATAATATGTCAACACTAATAGATTTAAGCTTTTTATACCTTAGCGTCGATGATGATAATGGTAGCAACCCAGGTGGAGTCACTGTGACATATAATGGCACAGATTTTAATGCTCAAAATTTTGTCAACGGGGTATATCAAATAACACAAGAGGTTGTATTTAATGCGGTAAATAATAATGTGATTCTCCCTATGCATGGATTTGAAAGTGGAGATAAAATTTCATTTGCAACAATAAACAATACTACTGGACTTACAGTTAATGTATTATATGATGTAGTGTTAATCCCTTCGGATGACGGTGGACTTATTACTTATGATTTAGGCGAATTTAAATTATCATTAAATAACACACTAGTTGATTTTACTACAAATGGAACTGGTACTGTAAAAATAAGATCTAATAGTGGATTTTTTAATTTAGCGAGCGGTCTATTTGATCAAAATGCCTTTGGTTTAGATTTAATACAAATACCATTTTCTCAGGTTGATATGCAGGTAACTCATGATAGTGGAATACCTTACATATCAAGTATACCAAAAAATGTAGGTCGCTATGACTATACTATAGTTACTACACTAAAAGGCGATCCAACGTGCAAAGGGTGGTTTACTACGGAATATCATAAACCAGTTCCAACAAACATACCACCTTGGTATGGCCAATCTTATAGATCACAAGTTGAATCGCTAAAAGACCCCAGTAAATATTTAACTATATTGCCACTCCCGTTTGAAATAGTGGTTTTAGAAGATGAACGTGCTTATGACGGAAAGCCTAAAGGACCAGAATTTGAAACAATTCCAAAATTAATAGAATCTCCTGATCCAAATAACCCAATAAACATACCAGTTAGAGTAAAATATTTTGGAGAAAAACTAGTTGCACCTCTTTCAGCGCCAATTGAAATAGGAGTCTATACAATTGAATATGAATGTACTGATTTTAATTATGTTGGCAGTGCTACAAGTACATATACGATTCGCAACTTAACAAATATTGAGGCAGAGACTGCAGCAGCAGAATATCAGGAAAAGGTTGATATATTTAATGAAGCAACTTCTGATACTGGAAATGGAAATATTTATGAAGGAGCTTTAGGCGGAATAAGCAGTAGTAGCAGTTTAAGTAATTCAAGTTATGCGTCATCATCAAATGCGATGACGAAAAAAGAATTTGTTGAGACTGGAATATTAACAATACTTGACAAAGCTGACATACAGGGCTTGGGCACAATAAAAACGCTTGCAGAGTGCGCGCAAAGTTTACCTCAACGTTTAATGATATTTGCAGCTGCTAAAATAGCAGCATTTGTTTTAAGTTATATACCAGGGTTAGGCATTATAAAACTATTAACTTCAATAATGGAGTTGATAGAGATGGTGAAAAAAATAATGGCGCTCATCGAGTTTGTTAAAGAAAACCCATGGGCGGCATTAAATATGGTACTTGAAACTAGCGGTGCATATGATGCATTAGGCAAATTAGCAAATGAGCAAATTGCTGCGATACAAGAAAGTTTTCCAGGCATGACTGGTGATGTCGGTCAATTTGTTAAGGATGTCGCAAACGGACTTGTTGATATTTGTAATCTTGATATAAGTGGAAATCCAATTGCTACACTTATAAAGGCAGACAACACAAAAACTCCAACTGCAGTTACAAAGTTTATTCCTGCTACATCACGACAGCCAAGTGAAGCAAAAGCAAAATATGACTTTTTTCAATTTCAATTGCGTGATGCTCTAAATAAAGACACTGATAAACTTAAAAAAATGTCTGATGAGGGCAATACAGTTGGCGTACAAGAATATGTTTCAATGCTCACTGCAGTTCATGAACTTGCATACAACTATCATGACCGTATTGCTGAAACAGGAACACCGGTTGGTCTTTTAAATGGATCGACTTCTGATGCATTAAGTTCAGTATATAATGTATTGGGTGAAGCCACAAGCATATTATCAAGTGTCTATCCAGACTCTACCTCTACGACAGCAACGACGAGTGGCACAACTAAAACTTCAGGCTTTTCTGTAGACTCATTAAATGCCGGACTTGGTTCAATTGCAAATACAATTGACGGAGTTACTGCAGGATTAAGTTCAATTACAAGTTTTGCAATGGGTGAAACTGGATTCTCCATAACTGCACTTAGAAATGAATTTAATTTTGGTGCGAAAGAGATGCTTAAGAAAAATCCATTTTGGTCAAAAGAGACGATTAAAGAATATAATGATCGGGTTAATAGAATAAAATCAGAAATGGAAAATAATGTAGATGCGATACGCAACAATCCAGCAAACGCAAAAGCTGCCGCAGCTGGATCAGCAACCACTTCAAGTTCAGGTTCTTCTACTGATGGAATTTCATCACTTATATCATCTGCCAGTTCGTCTCTCAGTTCGTTGATTAGATCATAATGTTTGTATAATTTACCGCGTATTATAAATTATATAAATAGAAATATGAGTAAAACGCTATCGGACTATAATGATTCTAGGTCATCGAATGTGGCTAGAAAAAATTTATATTCCGATATAGACAATAGTTTTGCCATACACCCAATTTATAATGACATACGTCCAATTCTTGATATTGATTCAATACGTCAAAGTTTAAAAAATTTGTTGCTAACAAATCAATATGATCGGCTGTTTCAACCAGAAATTGCTTCGGACATTCGTGCTTTGCTGTTTGAAAATGCAAACATGTTTACAGAATATGAGCTAAAGGCAAAAATAGAACAGATGATTGACCTCTATGAACCACGTATAAGCGACTATGAAGTGACTGTAGTGGACGAGTCTGATCAAAATGCATATCGGGTGGGCATAACTTTTCAAGCATCATACAATTCAACTGCTGAAATTGTAATATATTTAACACGAGTACGATAATGGAAATTCCTACACAATCAGTAAATGTTACAGAATTAGATTTTGATCAAATCAAGGCTAATCTAATAGAATATTTCAAGGCTGGAGACAGTCCGTTTAAAGACTGGGATTATGCTGGGTCTGGATTAAATATGTTGCTTGATGTGCTCTCGCATAACACACATTACAATGCATTACTCGCGCACATGGCAGTCAATGAAAGTTTTATTGATACTGCACAGTTACGACAAAACGTGGTGTCTGCCGCAAAGTTAATTGGATATACCCCACGCAGTTATGCCTCTGCAAAGGCACAAATAAACGTAACTGTAACGCCAAGAAATACATTATTAAATGAATATGTTTTTCCAGTGGGTTCAACTTTTTCATCAAATATAACAGACCTTTCAAAAAGTCAAACCTATAAATTTACAAATTTAAATGATATTGTCTGCACAAAAAATTCTAGTGGAGACTTGGTAGCAAATAACATTGACATATATCAAGGTACATTCATTAAAAAGAGAATTCAAATAAATTCTACACAAAGTAATAACGAATATATTATAGACGATAAAAATATTGATACAAGCACGTTAAAAGTAGCGGTATATCAAACTGGACGGTCAGAAATTAACGAAGTATATTCTTTATTTACAGATATTAATAGTGTTGATGACACGACACCAATTTATTTCTTATACGAAAACTATAATGGCAACTATGTAATATCATTTGGTGATGGTATATTTGGCAAAAAACCAGATAACTTAAACGTTTTAGAGTTAACATATTTGGTTACTGATGGCGCTGGTGCAAACTCTTCAAATATTTTTTCATACTCTGATTTTTTTGATTCAACTCAACTAACTCGAGTTAGTTTAAATACAGTTGCACGTGCGGTTGGCGGGTCAGATCGTGAGTCTATTAGTAGTATAAAATATAATGCGCCACTTCAATATGTTTCACAAAATCGTGCAGTGACTGCTGATGACTACAAAACATTGGTGCATAGTTATTTAACAAATGTAAAATCCGTAGCTGTGTGGGGAGGCGAAGATAATGATCCACCACAATATGGTAAAGTTTTTATATCTGCAAAAAAATCGGATTCTTCATCAGTTTTAATGCCAAATGAAAAACAAGGATTGCTGACATATTTAAGTGATAAAAAAGTACTCTCAATATTTCCTGAAATAGTTGATCCTGAATATGTTGATATTGTGCTTGATGTACTCTTTAAGTATAACCGTAACCTGACTACGCACACAAAAACACAACTTGAAACAAAGGTTAAAGAAAGTATAGGCGCATTTAATAGTCAATATTTGGAATCTTTTGATGGTGTGTTTCGTCATTCATTTTTATCAAAGACTGTTGATGGAACAAGTCCTGCAATATTAAATTCACTTATACGAGTGTTTATCTCTAAAAGTTTTACGTTAGTTAGTGGGCAACCACAAAAAATAACAATAAAATTTGGCACATCATTAACAGTTGATGATAATATTGCCATTGTAAATTCTACTGGTTGGGATTATGATGGAGTTACATATTATATTGGTGAGGAAGCACATCCAACACTGTCTGACATACGCTTGCTGTATGTCTATTATTATGATGCCAATGATAAACCAATTATTCGTAATAAAAATGTTGGTACGCTTACACTGAGTACAGGAGTAATGGAAATAGAACCGCTACTCGCTGACACTGACACCACAATGATAATAGACGTAATACCACTATCAAATGACCTTGCGCCTAAACGCAATCAACTTATGCGCATTGATACAACACGCCTAAATGTTTATGGCGAAGTTGACCTAATTGCCGTTGGTGGTTCAAATCGTTCAGTGCAATATAATACATTTAGTAGAGACCGTTAAGTATGCTTTTAAGTATAGCAAATTCGCGCCCGCGTAATATAGAATCAATACAAACCGAAAGTTTGTATCCAGATTCTTTAAAAGAGTCTGCGAGCAATCTTATCAATTTTATTGAGCGCTATTATGAGCACCTAAATCGTACTGGTTTGCCGTCAAATGAAATTGCTGCCATTACTCGCGAAAAAGATATTGATATTGTATCCGATAAATATCTAACCCAAATACAAAGCCTAATTGCACGCAATATTCCAAATTCTCGTGTGCTTGATAAAGTCACTCTCTATCGCGTTATTATACAATATTATCATACACGCGGTTCGGAAGACAGCATACACACATTTTTCAAACTTTTCTTTGACGAAATTGTAAGCATATTTTACCCTAAAAATTACCTATTTGACTTGTCAGGCGGCAGCGGTCGTTGGGCCCCAATTGACATACCATCATTACGTACATCACGCACAAACCCAAATAAAAATACACTATTAGTAGTTTCTGACTATAGGATTGGACCATTTCCAAGTTCAAATCCCGGACCGTATACTGTTACGTTAAGTGCTTTTTCAGAAGATCTTTGGACTTATGGCAGAGTAGAAAAGTCATTTAATCTGCCATATATACAAAAAGTTAATGTTGCCACTGAAGGAGCAGATCCTGTTTATCGTTGGGTCTATCGCTATAAGGATGAATTTGAGTTATACAGCACAAATGACACGCCTTGGCCAGATGAAGCAACTTGGGACGTCTTTGCGCGCAACATTGAATATACCGAAGATGATGGTACAATAGACACACAAAATATAGAGTATAGTAGGTTAACTATAACTCCCATAGTTCCATCTACAGACACAGAAGAAATACTTGATGAGTCTGGTAAAGTTTTAGTTGATGAGTCTATTACAAACAACGAAATAATTACTGAAAAAATAATTACTCTTGGTGATGATAGTATAGACATTTCAGTTTTTGGTTTAGAGACTGAAGAGGGCACGGCAAATTATATATTAACTCAAAAAGGACTGCCTCCTGAAGACAATGGTATTGTCACAGAAGAAGCGGGCGGCTCAACATATGCAGTTAACACTTCAAATGTCGAGTATGCTCATATATTTAGCGTAACGGCAAGCCCAGAATATACATCTAAAATTGGTGACCTTATACATTCATTAGAAGATGATCCAACCCCAACAATTTATCGCTGTGAAGACCTGGATCCAATTCTATGGAGTGTAATTCCAAGTGATGAAGATGTATGGACATATTCTGATAACAAATCATTTGCTTCTAATCTATATAAGTTGCATGACGGTTATTATTGGCAAAATTATTCATATGAAATCAAAAGTGAGTTACCATATGATGAGTGGGGTGATGATTATTTGCGGTTTGTACACCCTTCTGGGTTAAAACTATTTAGTGCTATAATCTTTGAATTTATTGCTCGTAGTGAATGGTACGATATTATTGACTATGTCGTTCGCAAACCACAGGAAAGTTATTCATGGCTAAATGCATATCATCCTCCAGTACTCGGCTATCATAGCCCTCGTAGTCAACCAGGTTGGTTGACAGCAAACGAAAGACTGCTAACAATTATACTTACAAGACTGCTAGATCGCAACGCGCCGGAGTCTCTAGTACGTATGGTTCAACTTGCCCTTCGCATATTTGCAATTAATGCCAATTACAGAGACAAGGTAGTCTATGAAGACTATCAACGTTGGATAAAATTCTTTGATCCAAACGAACTAGTCTCTGGCTTTTCACACAAGACTATTGCTCAGGCAAGTGCGCCATACACACCAAATGCTGATCGACTGTTTAGTAATATATCAAGTTTTATAACATTTAAAGTACTCGATCTTTCATACTATCCATGGTTTTATAGTGAATTAATTCAACTTGACCCAACATATGAAGACACGGACCCAGAATATGATGAAGCAGTCGTCGAATCTTTTGATATAACTATGGAAACCTATATGAATAGTACTCTTGAAGACAAAGAGGCATTGATATATAGATATCCATTTGAAAGTCAAGATGATAATACATTTATAACTGAAAACGAAGAAAGTGTGTTTAAGACCGAGGGACAAACACATATACAATCCGCGTCAATCACGTCAAATAAGTCTACGCTGATTGCAGGACAATCTATACGATTCTATATTAACACTGCATTTATACGAGACAATACAGAATTATATTATACTGTAGACGGAAATAATATTTTATCAACTGGTGGAAGTTTTGTAGTTAAAAACAATTCTGGATATTTTAGATTTATACCAATTTTAGACACAAATCCTGAATTACCTGTTACATTTACAATTTCAATACGACGTGGTAACAATGATGGTCCAATATTAGTTACAAGTGCAGCAATAACAATAACAATATAAATAATAGATATGCCAGATATTAAATTTTCACAATTAGAAGTTGTAACTGCGGCGGCAGCAAATGATTCTGTACCAATTATTGACGCCTCTAACCCACTTATGTCAGAAAATGGCAGTAATGCAATTATATCTATAGGTGATCTTGCAGATTCATTGTTTGACGGACTTAGTGATGGTGCATTGAGCAGTGCCAAGATTCAAACAAACCCCACATTTACTGGTAATGTCACACTGCCAGCCACTACGACTATTGGCAGTGTGACTGGTACTGAAATAAGCTTTTTGTCAGGATTGAGAGATAATATACAATCTCAACTTGATGGTTTTACTTTTGGCGGTCTAACTAGTACAGAAATAGGTTACCTCAGTGGAATAACGTCTAGCGTTCAAACACAGTTAAACTCTAAAGCGCCCCGTGAGTCTCCTACATTCACTGGAACGGTGTCTGGTATTACCGCCACTATGGTTGGGCTCAGCAATGTAGACAATACAAGTGATGCAAGCAAACCTGTTTCAACTGCAACGCAAACAGCATTAAACTTAAAAGCGAACCTCGCAAGTCCAACATTTACTGGAACTGTAGCTGGTATTACAGCAACTATGGTAGGACTGGGCGCTGTCACAAATGAAAGCAAGGGCACGATGTTTAGCAGTCCTACCTTTACAGGGACTCCGCTATCAACGACGGCGAGCGCTGGCACAAATACCACACAAATTGCTACGACAGCCTTTGTGCAATCTGAAATAATTAATAGTTATAACAACATATTAGAAATATCCACATCTACGCTGACTCTTAGCAGCACTCATTATAATAAATATGTGCGTCTTTCAAATGCGGGCGCTATAACTATTACACTACCTGTTTTATCGTCAGCTCCAGTAGGAACTACAATTACATTTAGACGCAACACTGGAGCAGGTTCATTGACGCTAACTGCAGCAAATGGTGTTACAGTTAATAATAATGATGCCGCAACTGTGCTTGCTGGTGAAGTGTGTGCGATAAAAAATATAAGTAGCAATACTTGGGACTTTATTTGATATGTTATTTTCTGCAATTAAAAGAAAGCGCCGTCGACGTAATAACGGAGGTAATGGAGGAGCAAATGCGTGGGCTTTCATTCCACAGGGGGCCTTCACGATGGGGGACTCGTTGGATGGCATGCTTAATGCTCCAATCCGCACAGTGACCTTGGATGCTTTCTATATGGGCAAATATGAAGTGACTAAGGCTGAGTGGGACGAGGTGCGCACTTGGGGCTTGAACAATGGTTACACAGATCTCGCTGCAGGCAGCGGCAAGGCCAACAACCATCCCGTGCAGTCGATTACTTGGTACCAGATGGTGAAGTGGTGCAATGCCCGTAGCGAGAAGGAGGGGCTCACGCCCGTGTATTATACCAACGACGCGCAGACCACGATCTATAAAACTGGTAATGTAGATGTGACTAATGCGCAAGTAAATTGGAGTGTGAATGGCTACCGTCTGCCGACAGAGGCAGAATGGGAAAAGGCGGCGCGTGGAGGCTTGAGTGGTAAGCGTTTTCCTTGGGGCGACACGATCAGCCACAGCCAAGCGAATTATTATGCAAACAGTAGCTACAGCTACGACTCCAGCGGCTCAGTGAACAATTTCCATCCGACCTATTCGACAGGATCGATCTACACTTCGCCCATTGGAGCCTTTGCCGCCAATGGCTACGGCTTGTATGACATGGCAGGAAATGTATCGGAGTGGTGTTGGGATTGGATTGGGGCATACGCGACAGGCAGTCAGACCAATCCACGTGGACCTACTTCAGGTACAATTCGTGTATTACGTGGCGGTAGTTGGACGTCTAATGATGGTCCTAATTACAGTCGTGTTGCAGTACGTACGGCTGGCGGTCCCATTGTTACGAATACTGACATAGGATTTAGAGTTGTCCGCAACACAATATAATTCTATATAAATATCGTATATGGCTACCATAAAAATTTCACAGTTAAGCGAACTAACAGCTGACACAGATGTAACGTCAAATGACCTCTTACAAATAATTAATATTGAGCAGACTTCGTCGACATATCCAACTGGTACAAATCGTAAGATTAAAGCAAGCACACTTGCAAATGGACTCTCTCGTCTGACTACAACAATACCACAAGTTATACAAGATGAGCTTGCTAAAAAAGTATCACTTGAAAACTTTAATAGTGCCGGTTTAAAAATTGCAATTCCAGTTGTTGCTGCATCTACTGGAAATTTTACACTATCAAACATAACTCCATCGTCTAGTATGGATGGAGTGACCCTTGCATCTGGCAATCGTGTACTCCTAAAAGATCAAAACGCACCTGCTCAAAATGGAATCTATGTAGTTCAGACAACAGGGTCCCCGACACGTGCAACTGATTTTGACACTCTGCTAGAAATTAATGATGGTTATGTACTTGTAAATGGTGGCAATACTCTTAAAGGTAGTTCATGGGTCGTAACAAGTGATGTTGCTGTAGTTGGCAATGATCCAATAGTCTTTACCCAATTTTCTTCTGCAGTAAGTGGACTATCAAAGTCAGCAGTTGGCCTGGGCAATGTTGATAATACGAGCGATGCTGATAAACCAGTATCAACAGCGACTGCGACTGCATTAAACCTTAAAGCAAATATTTTAAATCCAAATTTCTCTGGAACAGTAGGCGGCATTACAAAGAGCATGGTTGGCCTGGGCAATGTAGACAATACGAGTGACTCTAACAAACCAGTGAGTTTACTGCAGCAACAAGCATTGGACCAAAAGGCCAATCTTGCAAGCCCAAATTTCTCTGGAAATGTAGCACTACCAAGCACAACTACTGTTGGTGGCACTACAATTAGCTTTGTTCCAGCGGGAGCAGTTATGGCTTTTGCAATGAACTCTGCACCAACTGGTTGGCTTGTATGTAACGGTCAGGCAGTTAAGCGAGCAGGGGTTTCTGGTTATCCAGCACTTTTTGAAGCTATTGACACAACATATGGTGCAGGAGATAATAGTACAACCTTCAATCTTCCAGACCTACGCGGTTATTTTGTAAGAGGATTTGGAACTGCTGCTGGATCTGGCGCATTTGGAGCAAAACAAGAGGATGATTTCAAGGCTCACACGCACCCTGTTAATAACATCGTATTAGTTGGTGGTTATCAAGGAAGCGGTGGTGGACTCGTTGGAAGAGGTTCTGCAAATTCTGACAGCACAGGAGGTACAGAAACCCGCCCCAAAAACATTGCAATGCTGTATTGCATAAAATTCTAATAAATATAAAATATGCCAGTTAAAATTACAGACCTAGATACATCAACGACTATTACGAGTAATGATCTCATTCAAATCATTGATGTTGATGATCTAACAATGAGTCCTGCAGGGACAAATAGAAAGATTACTGCGTCTAATGCAGCAAATCAACTAGCAAATTTGATTTCGAGTGTGCCACCTGTAATGGTAACTGCCTTATCAACAAAGGCAAATCTTAATTCTCCTACATTTGATGGAAATGTGGTGCTACCAACCACAACCTCTATAGGACCGGTTAATAACGCTGAAATAGGACGTCTAAGTGGAGTTACTAGTGGTATTCAAGGACAGTTGGATCTTAAGGCAAACCTTGCAAATCCAACCTTTACTGGAACAGTAGGTGGCATTACAAAGAGCATGATTGGGCTCAGCAATGTTAATAATACGAGTGATGCTGATAAACCGGTATCTACGGCGACACAGACCGCATTAAACCTTAAGGCAAACCTTGCAAGCCCAAATTTCTCTGGTAACGTGGTGTTACCTGATACAACCTCTATAGGATCTGTTACTAGTGCTGAAATAGGACGTCTAAGTGGTGTTACTAGTGGTATTCAAAGCCAACTAAATGGCAAACAAGCAACAATAACAGGAGCTGCAACTACTATTGATACTGAAAACTTGACGGCATCGAGAGTATTGGTGTCAGACTCTGATGGTAAAGTATCAGCGTTATCACAGTCGGCACCTGTATTTGTGCCAGCAAACTATAGTACGCTTTCAAATAGTAATAGTTTTTTAATAGGTTATTCTGCTAACGGAACATTAAGTACAGATCCTTGGTGGTCAGGCATACAGACAGTAACAGTTCCAAATTGCCCAACAAATACTGTTGGTGTACTTCTCCAAGCTATTGTAAATTGCAACACATTTGCAAATAATGAAATACGCGCAAACTATTATAAGTCGAGTGAACAAAATAGTGCAGTTGTACCATCTACGAGTACAACTGCACAGAATATTACACAAGCGCAATACAACGCTATTAATACATCATTTACTAGAATTTCATTAGATTCTATGGGTACATCTACAGGAGGATTTGAAGCAGAAGGCAGTGCGACATTCCCATTGTATATAGATGAAACTAACCAACAATTCAAATATTTTTTAACTGATAATAAAGCTTCAACCGCTCCAACATCTACACCAGAATATAGTACAAATATTAGGCTATTAGGCTATTACGTAAAAATATAAAAATATTCATTTACTACTAGCAACTAATAAATTACATCCAACAACTCGCTTTAAATAATTAAAATTTTGTTATAAATACATTAAATAAAAATATATATGGCAGCAATCGTAACAGACTCCTTTCGTAGAAACAACGCTCAATTTTTTCTAGACAATATTGCAGACAGTACATATTATCTTGGGCTTGGTAAATCTGAACAATGGGCAACCGACGAGGAGTCAACAAGTTTAGTTATACCTATTCCTCTTGGAATTCCTTCAGATGATTCCGATATAAAATCAAATTTAACTACATTAATTAAGATTAATACGGTTAATAGCGGACTGGTAATTCCACAAATAAAATGGAAAGCTGGTGCTCGCTATAAGGCATACAGTCCAGCCGATCCTGATTGTTTTTACCCTAGTACACTTGTTGGTGGAGGAGAAGTTAATCCATGCTATGCAGTTATAAGTGGACGAATTTACCTATGCTTAAAGGCCGGTGACGGAGCAGTTGCCAACATTCCAGTGTCCACTGACTATCGTGCCCTTAGTTATGGCAGTGATGGTTATATATGGATACTTGTTGATAATGTAGTTACTGCAACTGCAAATATCAATACCGATCAATTTATTAGCATTTCTTCTGGAGTTGCTGCTGATTCAATTTCAGCAGCAATTGAAAATGATGGTGGAGGGTTATTATATGGGTTTACATTAACTTCTGGAGGCAGTGGATATACATCTACAAATTCTGTTCAGTTTGTTGCGCGAAAAATCAATGACACCGAAATTACAATAACATGCCCAGTAAATATAAATTCTACTACTGGGGCGATTGAAAGTGTGCTATTGCCTGCTGACTATTCTTATATCGCGGAGTCTTCAAAAGGTATAGTTGATGGATATTTTATTTTTGATCCAGCTGAAACTGGATCTGGAGCAGTTATAGTTCCACATATTGCTCCTGCTCGTGGATTTGCATACAAACCATCAGCAACTTTACCATCGTGGTATGTTGGAATCGCGGTAGACGCAGTTGATAACATTTCGGATGATGGGTTGTATATACCATATCGTCAAATATCGGTATTAAAAGATATAGAATATTCTGAAGGTTCATCAATTGATACACTAGCCGCGCTTCGTTACCTAACATTAGCGTCTGCTCCAACAAGTACTCCTGCAGTTGGTAGTTTAATAACTTTTGGTACGACTGGAATAAAGGCGTATTTTGATAACTATTCTACTGTTTCTGTTGGTGGAAGCACCCAACATCGTGTTTATTTTCACCAAAACTCAACTACTGGATATGGCGTGGTACCATCAACTGGTTCATTTACAGCACCTAATAATAACACTATAAATTATTTAACAGTAAATAACAATGAGTATACACCACGTAGCGGCGAAGTTATATTTGCTGAAAATCGCAAAAAAATAAATCGTCAAAGTGCTCAAACTGAAGAAATCAAGATTATTATTCAATTCTAATGTCTGTTACAACATACAACACTACATATCATGATGATTATAATGCGTCTGGAAATGGCGATAAAAATTATCTTCGCGTATTATTTAAACCTGGTTATAGTGTACAGGTAAGAGAACTTAATCAGTTGCAGTCTGCACTGCAAGATCAAGTTAATCGCCTTGGCAGCAGTGTTTGGAAAAATGATACTGCAGTAATTGGCGGCAAGACTTCTTTTTTGCCCAGTGTACGCTCACTTACATTAAACCTATCAACTGCAGTTTCATCTGTTGCCGAAACTGCATTTACTGTCGCTCAAATTGCCGAGACTGCAAAAACTATTGAATATGCTTCAGGTCTTCGTGGTGAAATACTTGGTTATAGACAAATAGAGGCAAACATCTATAGGTTTTATTTTACATACATCAATACGGGAAATGCCGGCGAAACTGAATTTGATGATGACACACTCGCTGGTTATAGTCTAATATTGCGTTCTTCAGATTTAAATTTAACTGAAAATGAGTTGCCATCAGTATCAAATCTAACTTATATTTCTATTGGGTTTGCGTCTGGAATTGTTTGTGAAGAAGGTGTATTTTTTACAAAGGGATCATTTGTAGCAGTTCCACGTCAAACGGTTTTCATTGATAAGGCGTCTGAAGAAACACTTCTTTCTGGTTATGCAGTATTAAAGATTGATGAAAATATTGTCACCTATTCAAGCGATAATACATTACTTGATAATGCAAATGGCACTCCAAACTATAGTGCTCCAGGCGCCGATCGTTATTCAATAGACTTAACATTGCAATGGATCACATCAACTGTGTATGCAGCAGATGTATCAAATTCATATATAAAACTGCTTGTAATAAATTCTTCGCGTCCATTAGAAGTTGTTGAAACTGCAGAATACTCGGAAATTGTTGATATACTTGCAAAGCGTACAAGCGAAGAGTCTGGTAACTATACAGTAAATCCATTTTCTATACAAATACGTGAGACATTTGATGGCGATAATTTACCAGCAAATTGTATTGTAGTTGGGCGGCGCTATCGCATTCAAGATCTTGGTAGCACTACTGCTCCTCTTACTGATTGGGTTGCTCTCGGCGCAGCTTCGCCTGCAATTGTAGGTTCTGAATTTGTAGCAGTTTTACCACCAGGAGACGGAACATCAGGCACTGCATTAGTAAATGAAACCAATGGCGGCCGCGTTAGTGAGGTTGCATATATACATGGTGCATACAAGGCAGATGATCTAGATCAAATAGGATATACATTTGAAACTGTCGCTCAGCAAAAGGCAGCAATTGAAGATGCACGAGGTAAATTTACTGTTACTCTCGATCCATCTACTGCTTATGTTGATGGGTACCGAGTAGCACTTGATAAAAGTTTAAACTTAACCTCTCCAAAGGCTCTTGAGACTGGAGAGTTTAATGTCAGTGTGAGTGCAAATATAGGCAACTATTTTATTGGTGATGTACAACGTGCCAATGCGAATGATTCTACCTTTCCATCGATTTCAACAATTACAAATACATATAACCTGTATGCGTACAACACGACATTATCAACTACTACACCTCCAGTAGAAGGTGCAAATGTAGTCATTATTGGCACTTGTCGCATAAAGGCGTTTGAACCAACTGGCGCGTCATCTACAGAATTTAAATGTTATGTATATGATGTAAAGTTTAATTCTACAGCACAAACTGCTAATTGGAATGCACGTCGATTTGATAACATTGATCAAATTTATGGAAATAACTTTTTGTTTAATGTAACTGGTGGAAATTTACAAGAAACAACATCAAGTACAAACTTGTTTGAACTTCCATATGCACAAACAAAGACTCTTCAAAATATATCATATTATGTTCAACAAACTTTTAGCGGATCTACTGCACCAAATATAACTCTTAATGTTGGTGATAATAAAATATTTACTGACACAAGTGATATTACATTAATAGTTAATGGAACCACTAAAACACAAAGTGAATATACTGCAACGCTATCATCGAATGCAAAAACTATTACAATAGTACCGAGCAATAGCAACTGGTCATCAGGCGCAGTTTATAGTGCGCTTGCAAAAGTTAAGGTTATAAATGCCAGTACCGCAGCGCGAGTTACAAAGAGTGTGGCATCTACTACAGACAGTGGCGTTACACCAGCGTCTGGAGGTGCGTCTCGCATATACACTCTTAAAAATACCGATATTATCCGCATCGTAAGTGTGGTTTCTGATAATAAAGACATTACCTCATCATTTAAACTAATTGATGACGGCCAACGCGATAACATCTATACAAATGGACGCATCCAATATATTGGTTCTGGCCAATTAAATGCTAATATTGATATTACATATGAATATTATGACCGTCTTGGCGGAGTCTCTGGTCGTGATCTCGTGATGTATAATGTTGACTCTTATAGTTCAAATAACAACAGCGTTGGCACCCCATATGATAATATACCAACATACTCTGGGATTAAACTTTCTGATGTGCTAGACTTTAGACAAGACATACTCTATACTGTAAATTCAGGTGTTGTTGGAAATATAGTATCAAATACTGGAAAAGCCATTATTGATCCAAATACCCCTATAACTTGCGCAGCTACATTCTATTTACCACGTATTGATAAGGTTACAGTAAATTCTAGAAATGAGTTTGCGATTATTCAAGGCATTCCATCTCTAACTCCAGTTGAGCCTGGAGCGCCAAAAAATTCAATGACACTCTATTCATTGAACGTTCCAGCATACACGCCAAATGTGTCTGAAATTGTAAAAAATTATATCGACAATCGTCGATATACAATGCGAGACATTGGTGCCCTTGAAAAACGTATTGGCAATATTGAATATTATACTTCGCTATCATTACTAGAACGTTCTGCTAATGATAAACCAATTTTTGATGATGCTGGTGAACGATTTAAAAATGGAATACTAGTTGATAATTTTATTGGTCATGGAGTTGGTGACGTCTTTGATCCTCAATACCAATGCGCAGTTGACCGTGACGCTGGACTGTTACGTCCTCGATATAACACTCATAACATTGATCTTGCTATTGACAGTCCGCTAACAACTACTACAGTTACAAATACTACAAGTGGTTCAATTACACGCACTACGCTTGCAGACAATGGGAAAATACGAGTACATGACAGTATAATTACGCTGTCTTATGACGAGGTTGAACTTGTTTCGCACCTAAAAGCGACTGCACACATTAGTGTTCACCCGCACATATATGCAAAGATTAATGGGAATATACGTCTGTCTCCTGCTGCCGATAATTGGAAAGACACAATCACTCGCCCAGATCTTATTGTAACTGATGACAGCGCATTTGACGCAATCAAGTTTATTGCAGAAGATCCAGCACTTGACATACTTGGCACGGATTGGAATAACTGGACTAGACAATGGGGTGCGAGTAGTACAACTACTACACGCGGAGCATTTATAAGAGGTCGTGGCATACCTACGACAACCACTACACAACGCGCAT